TTAAAAGATCCTGCCCTTAAGTTTAACGCTACTATACAAAATATATTAGATAAAAATCTAATACAACTTAGAAATAATAAGAAAGAAGTGTGGTTTAACACAGCGTCTAACAAAAAGAAGATGTGTAATATACCATACGGGGAAGACCCATTGTTTATTATAGCTTCATACTTTGAAAGCGATGATGGTTTAGAGTCATATAAGCATTTAAAAGCGTTAGCAAAAAATTCGTAACTTTACAACTTGTTTAACCCATTAAATTTTTTAACAATGGCAAAATTTTTAAAAGTACAAACTGCAGCAAATGGCAATTTAATTATGCCTGCTGATAAAATGGTAATGGTCTCCACTGGTGGTGGCGGCTTTACTACAACTATAGTTAATTATCTTACTACAGGAGCGTTCGACACCATAACAATAACTCATGGTGCTGATACAGCTAGTGGATATAATATGATAAACTATATTCAAAATAAATTAATTCAAGTTGCTCAAGGAAAATGGTCAGAATCTATTCTTGACATTACTGATGGAGCTCCAACTGTAATCACTAACGTTGTAATCTCATAATCATGAATAAATATTTCAATTTTCCGCAATCAGGAGTTACTACTCCTATCGTATTAAACGCAAACATGGTAGAGTCTATTGAACAGACCTCTACTACTGAAACGTCTTTTTTCTATGCAGGAGCTGCAGCTACTGATAAGGTAACCCTTACACACGCTGCCGATTCAACAGGAGTTGCAATGCAAAACTTTTTTGTAGCTGCTCTAGTAGATTTAATGAGCACGTCTTACACAAATGCGGCGCCAACATTAATGCCGCCTAACGTTGTAACTGGATTAGCTTGGAACTAATAATATAATCCTTCCTTTACTATCGACAGGAAAGCACCCAAATCAGGGTGCTTTTTTATTTTATGTATCTTTGTAAAAAGATTTTCAAATGATAAACTCTGTAAGAAATACTGTACTTGCTATTATCAATAAAAATAACTACGGATATATATCTCCAGGTGATTTTAATTTGTTTGCTAAACAAGCACAGCTAGATATATTTGATGAATATTTTATAAGATATAATCAGCAAATAAATGAAGAGAACGCAAGGATATCTGGGACAGGATATGCTGATATTAAAAAAGGATACGAAGAAGTTATAGATACTTTTTCTATCACATCATTCTTAACGCAAAAAACTCAAAACGTTTATTTTTTACCATCACAATTTACAACAGGGTCTGATTATTATTTGTTAAACAAAGTGTTGTGTTTTTCTGGAGGTAGTCTAAAAGGTGAAGCTGAAAAAGTCACTCATAGTAAAATTACTATGTTAAATAGTTCATTACTTACATCACCTTCTGCCACATTTCCCGCTTATACACAAGAAGCTGATGAAATAGCTATTTATCCAAACACCTTTAATGGAGTAAATGATATACAAGCTCATTACATCAGATATCCAAAAGACCCAAAATGGACGTATGTAACATTATATGGAGGTGAGCCATTGTTTGACCAAACACAATCAGATTACCAAGATTTTGAATTACCTGTTGATGATACAAATAATTTAGTAGCTAAAATATTGCAATACGCAGGAATATCAATAAGAGAGGCTGACGTATTTCAGTTTGGCCAAATAGAAGAACAACAACAAAATCAAACTAATATTTAATTATGGCTTATATAAATCAACAAAAATATTATACTAATGATGGTGTAAATCCTACGGATGAAAATTGGGGTTCATACCAATATGTTACTTTAAAAGATATAGTTAATAATTTTGAATTAATATATGCTGGAAACCATGAGTTAATTAACAATGAAAATAGATTTAAAATATTGTTTCATGCAAAACGTGGTATACAAGAATTAAACTATGACGCATTTAAAGAAATTAAGTCTTTAGAGTTACAGGTATATGACGATTTAAGATTTGTTTTACCTGCTGATTACGTTAATTGGGTTAAGCTTTATTTATTAAAAGATAACGTGTTAAGGGAATTAACGGAAAATATTCAAGTTCAATCAGCTGTGTCTTATATTCAATCTGCTACAGCTACATTTTCTTATGATGGTGATGGTAATGCAACTGAAGTTGATTCAACTTTAGATACAGAAAGAAAAAACGGTTCATTAAGGAGTATATATTTAAATGATGAGATAGATGAAAATGTAAATCCTAATGCATATAATTATGATAGTGACATTTACAATTACAGAATAGGAGCTAGATATGGTTTAAATACTGAAACAGCTAATATAAACCCTACATTTACTATTGATAAAAAATCTGGTGTTATTAATTTTGATTCCACTATGGCAAACCAACAATGTGTACTACAGTATATATCTGATGGTATGGAAAACGGTGATGACTCTAAAATAAGTGTAAATAAATTATTTGAAGATTATATATATGCTTATATACAATATGCTATTTTAAATAGTAAATTTGGAGTACAAGAGTATATTATTAATAGAGCTAGAAAAAACAAACAAGCTTTATTAAGAAATGCTAAAATCAGATTAAGTAACATTCACCCTAGTAGATTGCTTATGAATCTTAGAGGTGAAGATAAGTGGTTAAAATAAAATGGCAAACATTCAAAGAAATTTTATAGCGGGCCGAATGAATAAAAGCCTTGATGAAAGGCTTGTTCCAAATGGTGAATATATTAATGCGTTTAATGTTAGGCTTGGCTCTACTGAAGACTCAGAAATAGGCGCTGTAGAAAACTCTAAAGGTAACGTTCCTTTAACGGCTTTACAATATGTAGATGGAACTCCATTAAGCTCAGAAGCAAGGTGTATAGGAGCTTTTGAAGATGGTGCTAATTTAGCTATATATTGGTTTGTTCATGACCCAGCATTTACACAAGGAGCTACAGGTAAATTGGATTTAATTGTTTCTTTTGATGTTGAAACAGGTGAGCTTATTTATCATGTAATTAGTATAGATGATGGAAATGGAATAAACACTACTCTAAATTTTAACTCTAAATATTTAGTTACTGCAGTTAATAAGATAGATAATTTAGTTTTTTTTACAGACAATTACAATCCTCCAAGAGTAATTAACATAAATAAAAATTATGGAGACCCCAGACCTGCGGTACTTGTGGATGATTTTAACAAAGATGATATTTTAGTTATTAGAAAACCGCCTACTAGCGCGCCGACAATTAACCTGTATTATGTTTCTTCAATAACAGATGGATATTTACAAGATAAATTTTTGTGTTTTGCTTATAGGTATAAATATGAAAACAATGAATATTCAGCTATATCTCAATTTACAGAACCTACGTTTACACCTAGTGTCTTTAATTTTAGTGTAAACAGTTACTTAAATGAAGGAATGGTTAATCAAAACAACGCCTTAACCATAACCTATAACACTGGAAGTAGTAAAGTAACAGATATTCAATTAGTGTTTAAAGAAGCAGACTCTAATACTATTAAGGTAATAGAAAATATAAACAAAAAACAAAATGGTTTTGGTTCTAATGAAACACGAGAATCCACTCCTTTTACTAATCGAAAAATATTTACGGTATTACCTGATTCTGAAATACTAAGATTATATGACAACGTTCCTCAGCTTGCTAAAGCGCAAACTTTGATGGGAAACAGATTGGTGTATGGTAATTATTTTGAAGGATATGATTTAATTACATCTTTTGGTGGAAAAGTTGACTTTCAATATAATTTAAATTTACTTTCAGAAGAAATTGATTTAATTACATTTCCGGTAAATCAGGGTTTAGGCTTGTACTCTATTGATTATGGAGCTACAGGAAATCCTCCTCCTATAAATATTGATGACAGTGTTATTAATGTAGACATGAGTTCAGTCGTAGCATTTGGTTCAAAATTAAAAACAGGTACTGTTATTAGTTTTTCTTTTGGGTTTCAATATTCAACCTCTGTTGTAGCTCAAGGAGGTCCTCCAGCAGCTGCTTCTACTGGAAATTATTTTGTTAATTGGAGTTATACTTTACAACAAGATTTTGATAGTGTTTATGACTTAGTAAACAGCACAGATTTTTATGAAAAAATAGGTAGCCCAACTACAATTCAAACTGTAGCAAATGCAGCTAATGGAAACACACTTACAGATGTTTTTAACTTAGCTCTTCCGCAGTCTTTTGACTCTAATTATACAAACTTAATTCAAACAGGTGTAACAAGCACTACTGATGTTCCTGCGGTAACTGTAGGGCAGCCTATAATAAGAACAGATTACTCTGAAAATAGCAATACTTTTGGGTTACAAATATTAGCAGCCGTTTATGAAGACCCTGTAAGCAATGGTTATTTATTTGTTTATCATAGGCTAACTGATGCCACTGTTACTTTTCAATCATCTGCAACAGCTAGAAGTTTACATAGTAACAGAGGATATGAGATAGGAATGGTTTATATGGATGACTTTAACAGAGCGTCTACAGCACAAGTAAGTCCATTAAATTCAGTTAACTTACCTTGCAGTGTATCCTCTTCAAAAAATAGTATTCAGGTTAATATACCGCCAACTCAACTTGCTCCATATTGGGCGACAAAGTATAAGTTTGTTATTAAACCAACCGCAACTGATTATCAAACTATTTATAGTAATATTGTTTACAGAGAGTCTGGCACAGGAGCTAGTTATTTTTTACTTGATGGTGAAAACGCAAATAAAGTTGAGTCAGGAGATAGTTTAATTGTTAAATCTGATGCTAGAGGGCCAATTAGCAGATGCGCTATAGCTACCGTTTTAGAAAAAGAACCTAAAGCATCAGGGTTTATAGATGTTTTTGATGCTGCAGGAAATGAAATAGAAGTGTTTGGTGGAACTTACATGAAGATAAATGCTTCAAATTTTGCTGCCGTTGAATCTAACGACGCTATTGTTTCTGTTCCTGAAAAAAAAGCTATTTGTAGAGAAGATACTTTTTATCCAGTTGTAGCATTTCCATTTTTTACAGCTACTAATCAATCTGCAACAACTCCTGTTTATGATGTGTATGATGTTCCTGTAGGAACTAGAATTACAATGCGTGTTGAGTTTCAGAGAAATGGAGGCTCAGCTGTTGTTGGGTCTACTTGTCAAAGGCAAAATTATATTTTAGAAAAAGACTTTACAGCATCAAGAAGTTATACTAATATGATAGATTGGTTTAATGGAGATAACGTTGACCAAACTTTGGATGAAGGTATTGGTGATACTACAGGTTCAGTTGAAATTGAAACTGAATATATTTCTACTACTAATTCAGTAGCTGCTCCTCCACTTGGA